GATGCGCCCGCGCCGGGCCGAGGACGGCTTGTTGGTGCCGCTGCAGATGCAGTTGCTGCAATCGGAAATGCTGCCCTTTGAAAAAACGGAGACCGCCCCGAATGGCAACCGCATCCGCTGCGGCATCGAATTTGATCTGATCGGACGGCGTGTCGCCTATCATTTCCGCCGCAGCCATCCTGGCGACAGCACCGACCAGCGGGTGGCCGTGCCGGAAACGGTGCGCGTCCCGGCCGAGGACGTGCTGCATATCTATCGGCCCATTGACGCGGGCCAGATCCGTGGCCTGCCACATGTGGCACCCGCGATGGTGCGGCTGTTCCTGCTCGATCAGTACGACGACGCAGAACTTGATCGCAAGAAAACGGCAGCGATGTTCGCAGGCTTCATCACCAAGACCGCACCTGAAGACCCGATGATGGGGGAGAGTGAGGCCGATCTTGATGGCGCGGCGATGGCGAGCCTTGAGCCCGGCACGATGCAGGTGCTGCTGCCGGGTGAGGACGTGAAGTTCTCAAGCCCTGCCGACGTGGGCGGTGGCTATGAGGCGTTCCAGTACCGCACATTGCTTGCGGTCTCGGCCTCGCTGGGGCTGCCGTATCATCTGGTCACCGGCGATGTGCGCCAGGCCAACTATTCGAGCCTGCGGGCAGAGTTGGTCGAATTCCGCCGCCGCGTGCAGCAATTGCAGCACGGGGTGATTGCGCATCAGCTCTGCCGTCCGATCTGGCGTCGCTGGCTGGACACGGCGCAACTGGCGGGCCGGTTGGATCTCGCGGACCCTGCGGCTGCGCGCATGGTGCAATGGATCCCGCCGCGCTGGGACTGGGTCGACCCTCTCAAAGACATTCAGGCACAGGTGCTGGCCATGGAGGCGGGCATTACCTCGCGGCGCAAGGTGGTCGAGGCCACGGGCTATGATGTCGAAGAGGTCGACCGCGAAAACGCAGCCGATGCTGCGCGCACCAAGCAGCTGGGGCTCGTGTACCGCACCAGCCCTGGAGAGACGCAAGGCGCGCGGGCCACACCGGCGCGGCGTCCTGATCCGGATGACGGCGCAGACGATCGGGCAAACCAAAGCAATGGCGATGACGCGGCAGCGACCGGGCCCGCCACCAAACAGGAGTGACACCATGAACAGTTGGTACACGATCCGTGCCCGGGCAACGGGCGCGGAAGTGCTGATCTATGACGAAATCGGGGCTTACGGCGTTTCTGCCAAAGGGTTTCTGGCCGAGCTGGGCGCGCTGCCGGATGATGCACCGATCGATCTGCGGCTGAACAGCCCGGGCGGGTCGGTCTTCGATGCGGTGGCGATCTATAATGCGCTGAGCCGTCATGCGGGCACAATCACCGTCTGGATCGATGGCATCGCGGCCTCGGCTGCGAGCTACATTGCCATGGTGGGCGACGAGATCGTCATGCCGGAAAACGCCTTCCTGATGATCCATGACCCGTCTGGCGTTGTCATGGGCACGGCCGCAGACATGCGCGATATGGCCGGTACGCTGGACAAGATCGCGGCCAGCATGGCGCGGGGATACGCGGCCAAATCTGGCAAGCCCGAGGATGAGATCGCAGCCCTGCTGTCGGCCGAGACCTGGTTTGACGCAAAGGACGCGCTGGATGCAGGTCTTGCCACGCGCATGGCCGAGCCTGTGCGCATCGCCGCCAGTTTCGACATTGGCCGGTTTCGCAACGCACCGCCTGAACTGGTGGAGGCGGTCGAGACAGACAGCGCGCCACCCGGGTCCAACATCGTTGAAGACGACAACGATGTGGCAGGCAATGATGCTGCGCCAATCGCATCTGATCCGGCGACCAAGGTTCCCGCCGGGAACCTTGATCCTGTGCCCACAACCGATGATCCATCGCAGGTAAGTAGGCAGGGCGAGGGTGTTCAAGCCGGAAACGCCCAATCGCGTGCGGCAGAGAACTGCGCTGCAGCCGCCAACGCACCACCCGATGCACCACCCGACGCTGGGGCAATCCGCGCTGAGGCGATGTCTCATGCCCGCGCCATCATCGATCTCTGCCGCCTGGCTGGTCAGCCACAAATGGCTGGGCGGTTTTTGGAAGAGGACGCCAGTCTCGATGCGGTGCGTGCCAGCCTGCTAGCCGCCAAGGCTCAGGCTGCACCGCAGATCAGCCCTCATCACCCACAACCCGGGCCCAACCCTACGGCGCGCCCCTGGGGCGATGTCATCGCCCATACCTTCAAATTGAAAGGATAATCTCCCATGCAAAAATTGACCGAAGGACCGCATCACGGCGGCTTCCTCGTTTGGGAAGTCTTGCGCGACTACACCCGCGAAACCGTCACCCTCGCATCCGGCGCAGGCCAGCTTGCGCCGGGCACCGTGCTGGGCAAGATCACGACAGGTGGTAAATACACGGGCCTTGCACCCACTGCTTCAAACGGCAGCCAGAATGCCGCTGGTCTCCTGTGGGGAGTGGCTGATGCCACTGATGCAGATACTCCAGGTGTGGCACTCATCCGTGGCCCTGCCATCGTGAACCGTCACGAACTCATCTGGCCCGAGGGTGCAACCGAGGCGCAGATCACAACCGCCACTACGGCACTGGCCGCTCTTGGCATCATCCTGCGCTGATCGCGCAGCTTTACTTGTTCCCGTCAAATATAAAGGAGGCTCCCTGTGGCCACCATGGACATCTTTGAAGGCGATGCCTTCTCCATTATCGAGCTGACCCGCGCGCTCGAAAACATCCCCTTCAAACCGGCGATCCTGTCGGGTGCGAGCCTGTTCGGCAGCCGCGGCGTGCGCAGCCGCACGGTGATGATCGAAAGCCGCGATGGCACGCTGCAGCTGATCCCGTTCTCGGAGCGCGGCTCGGCCTATGAGCAACAGGTGCCCGAACGGCGCGATATGCGCGCCTTTGTCTGCCGCCAGTTCAAAAAGCAGGATGTGCTCTGGGCCTCGGAAATCCAGGCGATCCGTGACTTTGGCTCCGAGACCGCAACCCAGCAGGTGCAAACCGAAGTGGCGCGCAAGATGGCGCGGTTGCGCAACGATGCGGAAGCCACCTTTGAGTTCCACCTCTTCAACGGCATCCAGGGCGTGGTGAAGGACCCGCGCGACGGGGCCACTGTGGCCAATTACTACACCGAGTTCGGAATTACGCCGGCCGCAGAGGTTGATTTTGATCTTGATAACCAGTCGCCAGGCTCGGGGGCCCTGCGCAAGCGCTGTCAGGCAATGATTGAAAGTGTCGAGGACAGCCTTGGCGGTCTTGCGGCCGGTCAGATCCAACTGCGCGCCGAATGCGGCTCGGCGTTCTTCGCGGATCTGGTCGCTCATAAGGAGGTGCGCGAGACCTATCTTAACACGGCAGCGGCGGCCGATCTGCGCGGCCGCGTGGGCGAAGAGGTCAGCTTTGGCGGCATTACCTTCCGGCGTTATCGCGGCGGCCTTGGTTTTGGTGTGCCGACCGACAAGGCGTATTTCTACCCTGAGGGCGTCGAGGGGCTCTTCGAGATCTACTACGCGCCTGCGGACACCTTCGAGACGGTCAATACGCTTGGCCTGCCGCTTTATGCGCGCATGATCCCGGATCGCGACCGTGATGAATGGGTGCGGCTCGAGATTGAAAGCAACCCGCTGCCGATTTGCACGCGGCCGCAGGTTCTTCGCACTGCAAAGCGGACGTGATGACCGCCTTTGCTGACGCGTTGGGGGTGCTGTTTGTTGATCCGAACATTGCTGTCGAGATATGGCACCGAGACGGTGAGGGTCAGTTTACGCGCGCGCAGGGCATTCTGCGCCGGCCAGATGAGATCACCGAGTTTGGATCGGCGCGGCTACTTTCTGACACCACCCGGATCGATGTCCGGGGGGTGGATATTCCTGATCCCCGCCCGCAGGAGCAGATCCTGATTGGGGACGAAACCTTTCTGATCCAAGGCGAACCGCGGCGTGACCGCGAGCGGCTGGTCTGGACACTTGAGTTGTGTCCGGCATGAGGCTCGGTCTCGACATCAGTCCCGATCTCGTTTCTGTCATGGCGGCCGAGATCAAAGCTGGCGAAAAGGCCGTGAGTGTCGCGATGCGCGAGGCCGGGTCTGATCTGAAATCAGTTTGGCGCGGCCAGATCACGCAGGCGGGACTGGGGAGGCGGTTGGCGAATTCGATCAGGAGCCAAACTTATCCCAAAGCTGGTGAAAGCTTGAAAGCAGCAGCGCTGGTCTGGTCGAAGGCGCCCGTGATCATCGGCGCACATGACACCGGCCCGTTGATCCGGTCAAAGGACGGGTTCTGGCTTGCGATCCCGACACCGGCGGCCGGCAAAGGGGCCCGCGGCAAGGCGCTGACGCCTGGCGAATGGGAACGGCGGCGCGGGCTGCGATTGCGGTTTATCTATCGACGCAGGGGGCCAAGCCTGCTGGTGGCGGATGGGCGGCTGAACAATCGTGGTTTGGGCGTGGCGTCACGGTCGAAAACCGGCCGTGGACGCAGCACGGTGCCGATCTTTCTGCTGGTCCCACAGGTGAAGGTTGCGAAACGGCTCAATCTGGCCCGCGACGCTGACCGCGCGCTGGCGGCAGTTCCGGGGCTGATCGTGGCGAATTGGATAGAGGCGAAACTATGAGTGCGCGCGAAACCATCCTCACCGTGCTCCACGCGCGGCTCTCGGCGCTGCGCGCCACCACCCTGCGCGGTGAGGTTCTGCCTGAGCGTGTGCCGACCGATGGCTTGCTGATCCTGCGCGACGGCGAATCAGGAGAGCCCGAAGTCACACTGTCACCGCTGCGCTACCACTACCAGCACCGCGCCGAGATAGAGACGGTCGTGCAGGGCGCGAACCGTGACGCTGCCTTCGACACACTCTGCGCCAGCATTGGCGCGGTGATAACCGCCGATCGAACATTGGACGGCCTTTGCGACTGGGTGGAGGCGGAAGCCCCGCAGTCGGTCGATTTGCCTGTTGAGGGTGCGGTAAGCCTGAAAGCAGCGGTGATCCCAGTAATCCTGTCCTATTCCACGGCTGACCCGCTCAGCTGACCCCGCTAATCTGAGGAGACCACCATGGCACGAGCTCAAGGGGCGCGGGCGCAAATGGCGCTTGCGTTCGAGACCACATATGGCACGCCGCCTGCGAGCGGCTATACTAAGATGCCCTTTGCAAGCACGACGCTGGGGGCTGAACAACCGCTGCAGACCTCGGAGCTCTTGGGGTATGGCCGCGATCCGCAGGCGCCGATCAAGGATGCCGTGACAGCGGACGGGGACGTGGTGATCCCGATTGATGCGGATGCCTTTGGTTTCTGGCTGAAAGCTGCCTTTGGAGCGCCTACGACCACCGGAGCTGACGCACCCTACACGCACGAGTTTCACTCTGGAAACTGGGCTCTGCCGTCCTTCTCGGTCGAGACGGCCATGCCTGAGGTGCCCCGCTTTGCAATGTATGCCGGCTGCATGGTCGACAGCCTCAACTGGCAAATGGCGCGATCAGGCTTGCTGACAGCCACGGCCAGCATTGTGGCCCAGGGCGAGGAGATCGCCACGACCAGTGCGGCAGGGACACCGGCTAAAATCGCGCTGAAACGCTTCGGCCACTTCAACGGGGCCATCACACGGAACGGAGCTAATATCGGGAACGTTGTCTCCGCTGACCTCACCTATGCCAACAATCTCGACCGCATCGAGACGATCCGGGCGGATGGCAAGATCGACGGCGCAGACCCGTCTATTGCCGCCCTGACGGGTAATGTCGTCGTACGATTCGCCGATCAGACGCTGGTGACCCAGGCGATCAATGGCGAGGCCTGCGAGCTGGAATTTTCATACTCGCTAACCACGGGCGAGAGCCTGACCGTCACCGCGCATGCTGTTTATCTCCCGCGCCCGCGGATCGAAATCTCGGGGCCACAGGGCGTGCAAGCCACATTTGACTGGCAGGCGGCCAGCGATCCAGGTCTTGGCCGGATGTGCACCGTCACCCTTACAAATGACCGCGAGGATTACTGACCATGCTGCGATTGAACTTGTCCACGGAGCCGCGCTGGCTCGACCTCGGCCATGGCATCCGCCTGCTGGTCGAGCCGCTCACCACTGCCATCATGCTCGCGGCGCGCAGTGACCCGGCGATCGTCGCCGCAGCGGGAGTAGACCTCGCCACGTCCAATGACGACCTCGCGCGGATTGTGGCCAAAGCTGTTGCCCGCATCGTGGTAAAAGATTGGGAGGGCGTCGGAGACGAGGACGGCAAGCCCCTTCCTCTGACCCCTGAGGGGATCGACGCGCTTTTGGAGCTCTGGCCGATCTTTGAGGCCTTCCAGACCAAATACATCGCAGGCGCGCTGATACTGGATGCGGAAAAAAACGCCTGACCGCTCTCGCCGACTGGGAGTTCGGCGGGGGCGGTGAATATTGCGCGGCTTGTCCCTCCGTATGTGTGGACTGTCCGCGCATCCTTCACAAACCGCTGACACTTGAGGGTTGGCAGGTCTGGGATCTGGTTCAGCGCCTCGGCGGGCAAGTTCGCGTTGCCGGCGGGATGAGCGGCGGCGCTGTCCTTGGCTGGGACATGGCTGCTGCCCTGCAACTCGGGGTGGCCCTCGGGCTCTCACCCCTGATCATCGCGGAACTCTTGCCGCCGATCGAGGCGGTGATGCTGCGCAAAATGAACGCGCAGACTGGATCAGGCAGCCTGGAGGGGCTTGATGCCTGAGACATCGATGGTCTCGCGGGCACGCGCCAGATCCCAAGCGCGCTGGAGGTTCATCCAGTACTCCGGCGTCGTTGAAAAAAAACGGGCGAGCCGCATCGCGGTATCAACCGTGATAGCGGTCTGGCCTTTGACCAGGCGCTCGATCCGGGTACGCGGCACGCCAAGCTTTGCGGCAAGCGTGATCGCGCTCATATCGAGTGGGGTCAGGTACAGCTCGGCCAGAACTTCGCCCGCGTGGGATGGATTGGTGATGAGGCTCATGACAGGCCCTCCTAGTGATAGTCCACGATCTCGACCTGTGAAGGTCCTTGATCGGTCCAGATGAAACAGATGCGCCATTGTCCGTTAATGCGCACCGAATGTTGTCCTGCGCGATCCCCGCTCAGGGCTTCAAGATGATTGCCCGGCGGAAACCGTAAATCTTCAAGCATGACTGCCGCATCGAGTGCCGAAAGCATGGCGCGCGTGCGTTTGACCAAGTCTGCTGGAAAGCCTTTGCCAAAGCGGTCCTGAACCGCTCCTGCGGCGAGCTTTCCATGTGTGCTTATAATCATACCCTCACGTATCACCACGTGATACATTTATCAAGAGATCAAAATGGCCGAAAAACGTGTCTCAGTCCGCCTCTCTGCGACCGGCGGGCGGCAAGTGCGTGCCGAACTGGAAGGTGTCGGTGCGGCCGGGTCTCGCGGCATGGGTCGCCTCAGCCGCGAGCTGGACCAAGCCAATGCACGGATGGCTGCTTTTGCGCGCCGTGCGCGCATTGCAGCGACCGCTGCTGCGGCCGCCTTGGCCGGTGCCGTTGTTGCAATGACCCGGTCCACGGTGGCTGCTGCCAATGAGATCGGCCAGCTTTCCCAGGTGGCCAATGCCAACCTGGAGGTGTTTCAGCGGTGGTCGGCGGCCTCTGCCACGGTGGGGATCGAACAGGAAAAACTCGCCGATATCCTCAAGGACGTGAACGACCGTGTGGGGGATTTCCTGCAGACCGGCGGCGGGCCGATGGCGGACTTCTTCGAGAACATCGCACCGCGCGTGGGCGTGACAGCGGACCAGTTTGCCCGCCTTTCCGGTCCTGAGGCGCTGCAGCTCTATGTCTCAAGCCTTGAGAAGGCAGGCGTCAGCCAACAGGAGATGACCTTCTATCTCGAAGCCATGGCATCTGATACAACGCGGCTGATCCCGCTTTTGCAGAACGGTGGGGCAGAAATGACCCGGCTCGGGACACAGGCGCAGGCGTTGGGTGCCGTCCTTGATGCGGATGCCATTGCCGCGATGCGTCGCTCTGAACTGGCGCTGGTCAGCATCGGTCAGGTGTTTACGGGCGTGCGCAACCGGATTGCAGTGGCGCTTGCGCCGTCGCTGGAGGCGGTGGCCAATGCTTTTGTCGCGCTGGCCTCATCCACCAGCCCAATCAGCCGGACTTTTGATGCTGTGCTGGCCAACCTTAACCGGTTGGCGATCTACGCCGGGACCTTCGCCAGTTTCCTTGCCGGTCGCTGGGTGGTGGCGATGGCCGCTGCGGCCTTCTCGGTGCGCGGGCTGGCAACGACGCTGGTGGTTCTGAAAGGCGCGATAATCCGCACGGGCATTGGGGCACTGATCGTGGGCGCAGGCGAGCTGGTCTATTGGTTCACGCGCCTCGCGTCCGGCGCCGGCAGTTTTGGCGAGGCGATGCGCCTCCTCAAGGATGTTGCTGTCGAGGTTTGGGACAGGATCAAGATGGGGGCCTCGGCTGCTGGTGCACGCGCCACGGCGATGTTCTTTGATCTCAAATCCGATGCTGCGACGGGCATGGCGGGCGCGATCGAGAGCGTTGTCGCCTTTGGTAACGCCACAGCGAATACCTTCGAAGGTGCACTTTTGGCCGTCCGGGAAATCTGGTCCCGCCTGCCAGCCGTGATTGGCGACCTTGTTTACGCGGCGGCAAACCGCATGCTCGACGGGATTGAAGCGATGCTGAATGGCGCGATCGCCCGGATTGATGCTTTTACGGGCAAGATCCGCGATGCGCTGGCGGCTGTGGGCATCGAGACGAACTTCGGCGAAATCGGTGACATCAGTCTTGGCGATATCGAAAATCCTTTCGCGGGGGCATCAGCGGATGCAGGAAGTGCTGCAGCTGATGCGTTCCGGCGTGCTTTTGAGGACAATCCTCTCACGGCCCCCGATCTCGGCTTGGACGGTATCGCCGCTGATGCACTGGCTACCGCCAATACCTACCGGCAGGCCGCCACCGACCTTGCAGCCGGAGCCACGGCCCCGCTCGCCAGCTGGGCTGCTTTGCGCGATGCTGTTGCGGGCACCGGCGAGGACGGCGCTGCAGCCCTGGATGACGCCACGGCCTCTGCTGACCGCCTGGCTGAGGCCATAGCCCAAGCCGGAGACGCCGTTACGGGTGGCGGCGGTGGCGGTGGAGCTGGTGGCGCCGCTGACCAAATCATCACTGGCTGGCGTGCTGTGTCCGCGGCGTTGCAGTCCTATGCCACGGACGCGCTCAATTGGGGCAAAGGCCTTGGCGAAACCTTATCCAGTGCCTTCTCTGGCGCTGAGAGCGCCTTCCGCAGCTTTGTGGAAACCGGCAAGCTCGACTTCAAGGGGCTGGTGCGCTCGATCCTGGCGGATTTGGCCGTCTTGGCATTCAAGAATGCGGTGCTGGGACCCATTGCCAATGCGCTCTCAGGCGCTTTTGGCGGGGGCGGCTCTGTTGCGGCTGCGGTCTCGCATGCCGGCGGCATGGTTGGGATCTCCGGTCATACACGCGCCGTGCCCGCAGCGGTCTTTGCAAGTGCACCGCGGATGCACACCGGCGGTTGGGCAGGCCTGCGCCCCGATGAAGTGCCCACCATCCTGCAACGGGGCGAGCGTGTTTTGTCGCGCGCAGAAGTCGCGCGTGGCGGAGGTGGCGCTCTTCCTGTGGCCATAAATCTCAATGTGGATGCGCGCGGTGCGCAAATGGGCGTTGCCGAGCAGATCGCGGCGGTGATGCGCGGCGCACAGCCGGAATTTGAGCGCATTGCAGTGGCCGCCGTCGGCAATGCCATGCGGCGGGGACGCATGGCATGAGCGTGATCGTGGAACTGCCGCGTACGTGGGTTGCCGGCATTGAGCGGCGGTTGGTGACCGCCACCAGCCAGACGCAGTCGCCCTTTACCGGGACGACGGAAGTGCAGGACTGGGGTGGTGAATGGTGGGAATACGACATCGAATTTGCCGCGCAATCCGGACCGCTGGCGCGCTCTGTGTCGGCCGCACTCACGGCGCTTGGCTCTGGCCGGGGCCTGCTGCTGTTTGCCGACCCTTCGATTGAGCCAAAGACCCTTGCGCAACCGGTCACGCTGGCGGCCCCCATCACAGGCGGCAATGTCGTGCAAACGCAGGGCTGGCCTTCTGGCCTGCCTGCCGTTGCCTCAGGTGACTTTCTCTCCATCGGCACGGCGCGCGACACACGGCTGCACCAGATCGCCTTTGATGTCACAGCAGACATCAACGGGTTTGCCACGCTGACGCTCTTTCCGGCGATCCGCAGCGCGCTGCCCGCCAATACCCCTTTGGAGGTGAACAGGCCGCAGGTTCTGCTGCGCCCCACGAGTGCGGTGCCAACCCGCATTGAGCGCGTGGCACGTCACCGCTTCACCCTGTCAGCCCGCGAGGCGCTATGAGCCGGGATATGACACCTTCTGTTGCCGCAGCGCTCGACCGCGCTGACCTGCAGCCTGCGATCTTCTTTGAAGGGGAATTCCCGTCGGGCATGGTGCGGATCTGGACCGGTCCGGGTCCGATGGATTGGGACGGCAAGACCTGGACCGGCGTCGGCGTTCTTCTTGGCCTCGGCGCGCTTGAAGAAACCTCCGATGTTGTGGCCTCTGGGACGACAGTGTCGCTGTCAGGCGTGCCGCTCGATCTGGTGGGGCTTGCGATTGAGGAAGCGCGCCAGGGTCAAGCGGGGCGTATCTGGCTGGCGCTGCTCACAGAGGAGCGCAGAGTGATCGCAGATCCCGTGCAGGCGTTTACGGGTCGTCTTGATGTGCCGGAACTGCAAGAGGATGGGCAGAGCTGCCGGATCACGATCAGCTATGAAAACCGCCTCATTGATCTGAGCGTGGCGCG